TTGCATACCTGTAACTGTAGCAAGAGTTGTCTGTATTAATTTAGAAGCTGTTTCAGGAGTAACAGGATTACCCTCCATTTTTCTAGCTATTAAATCTGCAAAAAACAAATAAGGTGCTAACGGAAAAAATGGTCTTAGATCGTAGGTTCTTCCGTCTGCTGTTTTACCTTCATACCAATTTTCACCTGCAAACTCTGATTGTCTAAATGCAACACTTCCCATAAGTACAGAAGTACCAACTAAACTTTTAGATAATTCTGTATAGCCTTCAGTTACTTCTCTAGCTGATTTGTTACCTGCCAGAGCCATTAGCTGTGCCTTTGCTTTTTTATCAAACATCAACATTGCAGGAGAGTGTTCATAAGTAAAACGCATAGCATTAACCATAAATCGTGGGAAAGGTGCTAAAGATGTAGCAATAAATGGTAAAGAGTGTACACCATTTATAAAAGATTTGGCTAGTGGATTATCTGGCGATCTCTGATAAGTAAAATATAAAGCTTCTTCAACTGCTTTTTGAACAGCATCTCTCCCCTCTTTTGTCTTGCCAAATACATCGTGAAATCTACCTTTTTGTATAATATTAGCTAAGTTAAAATCTTCTTGTCTAAATATAGATTTCCAAGCGTCAGGACTTTTATCATCTACTCCTATAAGTTTATAGTAGTCTTTTAGTCCCTTTTCTCCCCCAACTATTAATTTTCCGTCAGGTCCTGTTGTTTTCACTAAAAATTTTTCAAAGTATTCTAACGCTTCTTCTTTTGTTTTTGGGTTTATAATAGTAGCTATGTTATTCAGTTCTCTTTTTAAAGTTCCTGTTAATGCTACTTTTTTAAACCAGTTATCCGATATGGTGTTTAATATATTAACTGCTCTTGCTGCTGTTGATAAACCTTTTATTTTACTTTGAGTTTTTGTTGCATCAGCCATGTCTATCAGAGGTCTTAGCACTCTATCTGTTTGACCTGCAAAATCTGCTTTCATTAGTGCTACAACAGCATTAGTCTCTGCAGAATTTAAAAATCCTCCAAACATAGCCCATGCATCACTATTAGGTGTAAGTCTTTCTACTCCTGTTAATTTTTGTAACGATGTATCTATAGAACGCACAAGTGCATCCATAGGTAAACGAATGGCACTACCTGCTATATTTCTTGCAGTTGTTGCAGGTTGAGATGTCATAAAAGCCAAACGAGCTGCGTCTAACTCTTTTATAATTTCTCCTGTTTTTGCTGATACAGTATTTTGATAATAGTCTCTAACATTTTTATTTTTTGCACTATCATCTAATTCTTTCAATGCTTGCTGTCTAGCTTTTGCAAATCCAAAATAGTCATACTGAGATACATCTGTTAGTGCATCTTTTAACTGTTTTTTTATGGCACTTCCAACGGCAAGCTGTCTACCTGCTTCAGACATATCTGCTAAAAACATGTCTGATAAATTACCCTGAGTTAGATTATATTTTTTCATTAGAGGAAAGAAAAAGTCATTTACAGCTTTTGCTGCTTCATCTCCATCTAGCTCTTGTTTTAAAGTTTTACCTGTTTTTGGATCTGTTGTTTTTATTTTTCTTATTGCTCTAGCAACAGTTTCTGATATTCTTTCTTCTTCTACTTTTCCTGTTTTTGGATTTAATTTAGGCTTTACTTTTCCTGCTTTCTGTGCAATCTCAACTAAAGCTGCCTGAACACTTTTGTAAGAGTCTGCTGATACACTTATACGTAAAGGTCCTTCTACTCCCTCTGTTTCTGCTATGGCTCTAAACTCAAGATCCCCTCTTTTTACTGCGTCAGGATCTAATATTTTTAATTGCTTTGCTACTTTTTCAGCGTCCTCTTTTACTGATTTTGTAACTTTTGTACCCTCTAAAAATGTTTCTGCTTCTTTATTAGCATCATCTATGCGTTTTTGTATAGCTTCTTTACTTAATTTAACTAAATCCCCTGTATTTCTTTCTGCGTAAGATATTACAGCACCTTTTGTTGTTAGTGGTATTAGAGCAGCAGGAGCTAAACCACTTATTGCTGTCACAGCACCTGTTCTAACTAATGAATAATCATCTTTTAATGCTGTTTCTATCTCTACTTTTTGTGCTGCTACATCTTGTGCCAGACCTGCACCTGCTTCAACCCCTACTGCAGTCAATATAGGTCGTTTACCTACCTGTTGTAGTAGTTTTGTTACTCCAAACTTAGCAGCTTGTGCTGATCCCATTGCACCTGCTTTACCTGCAACTGGCAATAGTAAACCTATCCACGTAGATGGAGCTTGTATTATACCCTCTAGCACATCTCCCACTGCAGTAATACCTCTACCACCTTTCTGGAAAAAGAAAGGTAACGAGTTTTTAGCTGTAAAAAGAAGTCTGTAATCGTTTAATTGTTGAACTTTATCCTCAAAATCTTCTGATCTACCTGCTTGTTCAGCTTCATTCATATCTGTTACAAGACCACTAACATAACCTAAGTCTTGTGCGGCAACCATTTCATTTACATCAAATTTATTAAAATGCTCAAGAACTAAATCTATCGCATCCTCACGATTTATATTCTCTCTGCCGAGATATTTTTCAGACATTCTTATGGCAGCATCGCCTATGTCTTCATTTTCTTTGATTGATTGGATTGATTGTTTATCTGATCTGAGTAAATCTACAGCATCATAGTTTAACTCGTCAAAATGTTTAGCGTCTTTGCTTTCTGCGTACTCGTCATTTAAGTCTGCAACGCCTAAACCTACCTGTTGTGTAGTCTCTTTTGGTGCAGTGCTTTTCCACCTGCTAGGTAACTCTGCATTCATATTTCTGTATTCTTCACTGAATACATTTATATTTTTATCTCTATACTTTTCTCCTACAGAACCCCATCTTTCATGTAGCTCTGTATTAAGTTCTTCATTTTCCATTATGTATTCCTACCTACCTCTAGGCATTGCTTGATGATATTGAGTATAATTTCTTATATAATTCTCTATGTCTTGTTGAGTAAATTTTTCTATTTTAAAATTATCTCTTGAAGGTATTATTATTTGTTGATCTGGCTTGTCTCTCATATAGTTTAAGAAAGCATATGTAGGAACTTCATTATCAGCTTGACCTGTTTCATAAACTTTTCCTTGAAATATATTT